AGCTACTTATCAAGACCATAACCCTCGGCACCTTTCGAAGAAGAATTGTCACCAATGCATGTGTTCCACAAACGATTATTCATCTCACCTACGGCGTCTTTTTGTCCGATGGTGCTGAGTGAATTTTCGATGTAGTATTTACTACCGAGATGCGCTGGGCCTTGAAAGCCATAATCATACACGAGAGCGAATGGTAGCTCTTCACCTTCTGGTGCTGGGAGGAAACGAATCAGAGCTTGTCCAATTCCTTTATCATCATCTAGGAAAGGTTTCCAAAGATTGGTGTCTTGTTGGCTTTGACCTTGTCCTTTCTTGGACTGATTCATTGCTGCGTTTACGGAGTCCATTGCGGAGCTACGATTTCTTTTTAGTGATGCGATTGACATTTTAATTTACCTTTTAGTTGCACTTATGAGATTTTTGGACACTTGTTTAATTGCACTCAAGTCATCTTGTGAGATTTTATGAAATGCAGAGTATTTAAGTAAGTCCGCTTTGAGGGAGCGATGTATGATATTCCTATCATCCCACTGCATTAATTCTATCATACCGAAGGCGAGATTGCAAACACAAAGTAATTCTGGGTCAACAACTTGTCTACAAATTAACTCATAAAAGATGTCCGGATTCTGCATTAACTGTCCGAATGAATAAAGCTCCAATGCATCAGACAATTGACGCTTAACATGATATGCGGGAGCTGATGTAACCTTCTTTTGTCTACGAACCGCATCTTTTATGAGTGATTCTTTTTCAGTTATATCACCGGGCCATTTTGGTTTTATCTCAAAGAAAGCTGTCCCTAAGAATGTAATGAGTTCATCTTCGTTTCTAAACTTAGGATATAGTTTTGCTATGTGATAACGAGCCCTGCTTTTAGCATAAGCTTCATAATTATGCTTTTTAAGATGAAACCCATATTTTCGTACATCAAAATCAGCACTCATATAATGAAGCTGAATTGCTGAATATACTTGAAACGCACCTAATGGTGTGTATTCCATAACATCTCGTTTAATCGAAATCTATTTTCTGTGAGCGTTTTGACGGTCGCAGCATTCTATTTGAATTAGCTTCTTGTGTCAAATCTGCGAGCATTACTGGGTCAATAAGTTTAGCCACGACTTCAACATCAATGTCTTTGAGCTCACAATAATGAGCTAATGACTCAAACAAAGACAATCCGCCTTTAACCATCTTGTATATTTCGTCATGGAATGAAGCTATTTGTCTTTGTGTGAATCCCACATCAAGCAGTTCTTCTAATGACTCAGCTGTTAATTTTTTCTTTGGAATGGTATATCTCCTTTAAATTTCTACAACTGTTAAACGACCCGTGTAAAAACACCCGGTGTCGATGTATACGACATTACCTAGCTCCTTCACTTCACGAATTGGGGTGTGTCCTACATAAACTTTATGGACACCGGACACAGGTGTATTGTCCTTGTATGAAATCTTGTCTCGACTCCATAAAGCCAAGTCTTCTAAGTTTCTGGCGCGACTTCCTGTTTCTGGGTTATCGAGAAAGAAACAGAAATCTTCCCAGTTGTTTCCACACTCAGCGTGTACAACACCAATCAAACCGTCCTTGGTCTTGATGTCTATAGCATAAGGTAATGTGTCGAATGTGTCAACAAACATCTTTTGTCTTTCACGACTCATTCGAATGAACCAATCGCCGCCATTAGAAAAGTAGCTATCTTCTGTCCACTTACCATTGAAGTATTGCATAGCTATATCTTCGTGATTTCCGCGAACGGCATGGAACCATGGTTTAGCAATCCAATCAAGGGCGTCTTGTGATGCAGGTCCGCGGTCAACGAGGTCACCTACACTGAATAAGCGGTCTTTTGATTCATCAAAATCAATCAGCCGCAATTCAGTTTCTAATGCATGGAAGCAGCCATGGATGTCGCCGACAACAAAATCTCGTCCGTGTGTGTTCTGCTCAAATCTTTGTACTTTTGACTTCACTGCCGATTCTCTTTTGTTTTGCTAGCTCTATAATTCTTAGGGCTTCATCTCTATATGATAACGGATTTTCACAGAATTGCAAGATTTGACCATCAGGTAAGGCAATGAGAATTACAATCATCTCACAATTCAATCCAAGAGTTTCCTTAGCTAACAGGCAATATATGGTGGTTTGAATGAAATATGATAAAATATCATCTTTTGTTTTGATTTTTGTTGATGTTTTATAGTCAATCATGGCTAACTTACCATGCCACTCACCTATCAAGTCACATCTACCTGCCACACCTAATTTAGGACAACATAGAGGTGACTCAATTGAGTGTATATGTGTGAGGTTGTCTGTCAGGACTTTGTGCATCCCTATCACTTGCTTGATTGAAGTGTAAATCAACCGCATTGTGTTGAGCGTCTCACCTCGAGCAAGTTTCTCGAGATTATCATGCATTGTCGTGCCTCTGGCTGCGGCTCTGCGTGAGATGTCTGCTGCTCGTTGTTCGCCTACGTTCTGCTTCCACTCATCAAGCCATGTGTTGTCAGATGTCAGACTCAATGCCGTAGTAACTGACATAAAATCACCACAATCGAACTTATAAATGCGACCTAAGTCATTTGTAACACACTCTTTAAATTTATAAATACTATCATGATGTGTTTGGGATACGGATAACTTAAGTATTGCCATTATAATAACCTAATTAGGAATGAATGCCCACATGGAGCAGCCAGAACATACCGTGGACAGACGAAATACAGGACACAGACGACCATCTGATGTGAACGTAGACGTTGAATTGAGTAGACTTAACTTTAAAGTTGATGGGCTATATGACCACTTTGATGATATCAAAGTTCTTATTGCAAAACAAACTGAAGTTTTATCTACCTACAGTGCCTTACAAGAAAAACACGCAAATTTGCGTGATAGGGTTGAGAATGTGGAAGAAAAACTAGAAGATATTCCCACCATCAGTGATAAGTTGACAGGACACACCGAGGGTGTTAGAGTGGCTGGCACTTTAATTGGTGTTATGTTTGCCGTTGCTATCGGCATTTTTGGGTACATGATGAACAGACAGATAACCCAATACGACTCAATGGTGCAAAGGGTAACCTCAGCTGAAATTCGTATTGAGTTAAATGTTCGTGAAGTTGATGCGCTTAAGCATCAATATTTGCCATGGGCATTTGACAGCTCAAAACCTGCCCCACCACAGTTACCACCCAAAGAAGAATTAAACTAAGACAGCTCACCATCTATAGAATGATGTTTGTGAGCTGCTTTAATTTTCTGTAACACTTCCTTAAACCCTGCAGGTACTTTAGCTGCCAAATTTACACCTGACACAATAGTCGTGCCGGTGATTAATTTACCGACTTCGCCGAGAGTACCACAAAATTTACATGGCTGACTTTCAGGGAGGTCGCTATCGTCAAGTTTGAATATGTCTTCCCAACTACCTAGACATTTCTTACATTGGTATTCATAAATGGGCAAATTCCTCTACTCCTTTTTGTCCATCTGGTCTAATATCCATGGACTTTGTTTTGGTTTCTTTTTGAAGAAGGAGAGGATTAGACCAAAGGGCTTGTAGCCTTCTTTGGTCGTCCAGCACCAGGCTTGCGTTTCTTCTTCTTAATTTCTTCTTTTGCTGCTGGAGCGGTGTTTTGTTTTGCTGCAATCAAAGTCTCTTTTATTTGTTGTTCAGGTGTGGTCTGAACATTGATTGGTTGAACCATATTAAACCATCCAGGAAATGCTTTTTGTACTACATCGTATGATAAGCCTGGAACGAAAGCAGCTTTCTGGTCTTTCATGGCTGTAAACAAATATGCGTCACCTTCTGACATTGTCTCAAACAATGACATAAACACTCGCTCACGGCGAAGTTGATTAGCAATGAATAATGGAGTCCCTTTAAGGAAGTATGCAATAGTACCCATGCTCTTATAAAGTGAATTCGAAACTTTATCGGGCAATTTATGTAGTGGTGGGATTGTACTAGGTAGACCTTCACCGAGCTGCATCTTACAACTTGGAAGGAACATACATTCTAAGAAACGTCGAAGGCCTTTTACCTTCATAGGTGTGGCTTGTACATCACGAAGATATTGCTGTAGGGCAAGAATACGAGCTTCATCTGTTGGGATTTTTGCAAAGAATGCCAAGAATTCTGAAAGAAAAGCTGCTTGATGACCAGGATATGTACCGTAAATGTGGTCTGTGATTGTGCTACTCATACTATGACTGCCTCTCTGTTTAATCTAAACCGGCTGGGTTTGATGCTATTTGTTTAAGTCCTTTCGCAAGGAGATATGAATACAGCCTACCACGAACTGGCTGGGCCGCTTCATAAGCTTCTTTTATCTGCGCTGCGTATTTATCGGGAATTTTATTCAATAAATCAATCAACGCTTCATTCCTTGAGTAATTATCACGAGCTTCTTGGTCATAGTTACCGGGAACGTCATTGATATAAGTTGAGAATTTGCCTTCGGTCATGCGCTTTTGACGCTTACCTTGAGTAACAAACGTATCTGATTCACTCATGATGTTTGGGATACCATCACCAGCATCACCACGAATAATCTTTTCTTTTAAGAATTGTTCAGGGCCACCTGGAGGTGTCAGAAAAGCCTTCTTTGGCATACTGAATTGACGCACAGACGGGAAGATTTGTAATTGTAAAAAGTCACCATCAGTGCTTATGATAATCACTTTATCTTTCTTGGGACCATCACCAGAGTCAAACAATCCTGAGTCATCACTACCAGAACCTGCACGAGCTTCATTCATCACACATAGCGTAGCTATAATATCATCAGCTTCACATCGCTCAACCTCAATGAGGCGAACTGGGACGTGGTCGCGAATCTCTTGTTTGACGATATTCATATACTCAAACAACTCGGCCCAGTCAATTCCTGGCATTTGAGCTTTTAACTTTTCACGATTAGCTTTATAGTACGGGAATATATCCTTGCGCCAATAGTCGCGACTATCACAACACAATACTGTGTCTTTGGCTTCTTCAGGAAATCGAAGTCTAATATTCTTGATTGAGTTAAGAATCAAGTGGCGAACAAAATCTAGAGTCAACTCAGTGCGAGTTGTCTTTGATGTTTGTAGTTGAATAACGTTACTCAATACAACCTGACTAAAGTCGATTAATATCATTTTATGGTTACAGCTCAATTAGTGAACGGATTGTTCTTTGCTACTTTTGATAATGTTGACCAAATATTCACCCTTCTCAATTGAAGGTACAATAATAATTTCAAATTGGTCTAACAATATTTTACCGCTTTTGATTTTAATAGGCACACCGATGCTGATTGCTGTTGCACTATTAGTTGTATCGACTCTTACTTTATCAGGCAAGAATGTGTTCATAGCTTTACGACAATTCTGTGCTAGCTCTCTTGCTTTTTCTTCTTCAAGATATAAAATATACACAGTGCTACCGTCACTGTTCATTGATGTTTCTTCAACATCGAGAATTCCTTCAATGTATGAGATAAACTCATCAGCCAGTATTGTTGGTCGTTCTGTACTTGTTTCACTAATCACTGATATTACGTCCATCATCTGGTAGAAAATCTCCCCATGCTTCGTTTATTATTCGGACTGATAACCCACACTCTAAATCCTTTTTGATTACTCTCTTAAAGAGTGAAGCATCACCCAACGAGCATGTCTTTATAAACCAAGCGCACTGTTCATTAGCTGACACAGAATCACACAACTGGTCTGTTACGGACGCCAATATAGCTAGGCCTTGGCGTTCGAAAGATACTGATAAATCTCGCTCTCTTTCGATGTTCTCCAATGTATGTAAAGGGATGTTATTGTAGGTCATCTGGGGATGATATGCCAACAATATCAAATACTTTAACTCGTCATATGAACTATTCATCTTGAGTATCAAAACTCTGTCAGCGTCACTAGGTGAGACTTCAAGTTCAAAGAGTGAATAGAACAAAGACAACATTACTCTCCATCAATCTCAGTAGGACGAACCCAACGTTTCACTTTCGTCTTTGTTTTACCTATCACTATATCCTCATCATCCAATTTGTGTCTATGGGCTGGGATGTGCTCGTGACCTTCAAAATCATCTTCTAGGTCATTAAGTGCGTTAATGTCAGCTTTTGTGAGCTTAAACTTCGACATATTATAATTCCATATTCCTTGAATCAGTCAAAAAGACTGCTTAATCCCTCTTGTTTAACTTGAACTTTTTGTGTTTTGAGACGCTTACCGCAATGATTGTACCAATAATGAAAATCATCAACTGATTTGACTTGCTTCAAAGCGAAGAATTCACCTTTCGAGTCAAGCACAGCCGTCATTAATATATTATCATCAATCATAGAATCTGCAACAGTTTTGCAAAAGTTGTCGATTGATACAAGAACAATACTCGCGCAGGTCTTAATCATATCTCGTATATATTCCGGACTCTTGCGCTCTTTGGTTTCAACTGTTGTTGAGCGAGCACCATCAATCAACACATCTCTAAGAATGCTGAGGTTGATATCATATCCAAATAGTTCTTTTGTCTTGGTCACAATATCATGCTCGACTAATTTGTAATCGCTTGGATCCTTGCCGAAGTTGAACATGATATTATTCATGAAGTGATAGCCAATTGTGACTTGTCGAGTGTGTGTGCTCGAATCATAACTGATAACCTCAGTGTGTGGGAAGAAACCGTTCTCTGCCATGATGGCGATAGGGAGTAATCGGCGAATACGACCAACACCGAGTAAATGAATCTGCTGCATTAGAGCCGGTGGCACTTGCATTTGTGAGCCATAGAAGCAGCGTTCAATGTCATCTAGCAAACCCATACCATGAGCCGTATCGGCTAACGACATACCACCGCAACGAGCAACATAGTCGTCGCCTAGCTCTTTGCAAATAGTTTCAGCCCATTGCTGAAACGAGTCATAGTCATTACCTTGCATAATGACGTTAGGTTTGCAAGTTGAACCCATTTGGTCAAATACTTCAATCTGACGCTTAATATTTCTGGCTGTTTCAATCGCGCCAGGGATAACAAGGTCATGTCTAAACGCTCGACCACCCAAGAAGTTTTGATTCGATACAGCATAGAGGACTTCTACTGGGATTGCGTCAAAGCAAAATCCTATATTAGCATAACTGCCTTGAATGTTGTAAACTTTATCTTTTAACTCAGGTGTAACTTTAAATCCTCGAGAAACAGCTTGAAGTCCACCAGAATCGCCATAAAGGTTGTGCGCGCCGTCCTTAATATACTTATGGAACTTCTTGCCAAATTCTTCTTCGGTATATGCGTTGAATAGAATCGAAGTTGTGTGTCTATTTCGGTTTTGGATTTTTTTAAGACACTCATTGAAGTAGAATATGGATTCTTTTTCAATATCGTTATCCTCAGACCAATGGAGTACCTTGCAAAATCCGAGTGCGCTCGCTACATAGTCAAATTTCATGTTTTAGTTTGCAAAGAAAAAAGGTGATTCGGCAAGCTTAAATTTTGTAGTTAAGCGTAGGCATGGTTCTGCTGCGTCAGGTATGATGCTGTGAACAACACCAGGTTGGAACTCTCTTGAATTCTCAAATTTGATAGAACAAAAATCTAGTGTGTTTGGGTTATAATATAAAGGAGCGGCTTCATTTCTGAACACAAAAAGTGTCTTGTTGTGTTGGTCATAATAAAAGCAAGCAAACGAACCCACCACACCATCAAGAGCTGTAAATCCACTAAAAGTCAATTTCTTGCAAAGTTCTTCTGTGTCCCACTTCGTCCGGAGGTCTTGTACACCTCTAATCTCACGAATGATTCCATTATGCCATAAACTTGTGCCGTATTGGGTAATGGCGGGATGTACACCGGACGCCGTCACATTTCCTGTAGGCGCTTGTGTGTGAATCAACTTAAAAAGTGACTCATCAGCAAAAGCACCAGCAACCATATCAGATTTTAAATCAATTGGAGCGGTTGTCTTTATCTGTAGTGCGCGAGTGACGGCGTTCTTTACACCTGAATCTTCATATGATGTAGTATTTTTGAATTGAGCAATCGAGTGAGTTTTATTCCCTCGAGATAAACCTAACGATACTAAATGCTTTAATCGCTCTGGATTAAAGCTGGCGGCTAGATGACACAAGAAGCTTCTCCCACGGAATATCAATTGCGTATTGTATAGGGTCAATCTCACCGACAACAGCGAAATTCTTGATTCGCTCAGCACAAGAAGGACACACCCCACATGATACGACTACTTTATTTGAATGGTCTCTACGATTACCGCCAAGATATTCAATTTTAGGGTCATAGCATGTTAAAGTATTATACAACAAATTGATATCGCCGTCAAGTGTTCTGAGGATTTCAATTTCTTGTGCTTTTGTGAGATAGTTAAACGGAGCGATAATCTCAACCGTGTGCTTTCTATTCATTCCAAGCGCGTTGTTTAGTTGCTGAATGAACTCAGGAGTACAGTCGTGGTAAGAATATTCATCACGACTCTGTAATCCACAAATGACTTTATCTAATCCATTAACTTCTGCATAACTAGCCGCGATAGACAACATAATCATGTTGCGGTTTGGTACGTAAGTAGCGGGGCGAGGGTCTCCAACTACATCTTGAATGGTCGGCATCTTAATAGACGTACCGGCGATGTTTGCACTGAACCCACGAGCAATATCACCCAACACTCGAAGATTTACGATAGAGTGCTTAACACCTAAATTATGACAAGTCGTGGCTGCCATTTCAAGCTCTACGGCTTGTTTTTGTCCATACTCAAACGACAAAGCATGAACCTTATCTTTGCCATATAACTCAACAGCCAAGCGAGTAGCTACCGTACTGTCTAACCCTCCACTAAGGATAACCACAGCACCGGACGATGCATCAATGTCCGGGATAAAATGTTTTAATGATTCCATGCTATTGTCTCGAGGTACGCTGGACTAAAAGTGAACGGTCGGCTAGGAAAAACTGTCTTGTAGGATCGGTTGTGCGGAACGGGTTGATGTCCCAGCCGCCGCGGCGTGTGTATAAAGCGAAGACCTCTAAAAAGTCCGGCTTGAATTTCTCATGAAGTACGCTGAACACTCGTTCTACGATTTCCTCATGAAAGTGTGCTTCATTGCGCATCGAAATGATGTAGCGAAGCAACGAGTCAGGTGTTGGTGTAACAGGACCAGAAATCTCAATGTAGATGTCACCAAAATCTGGCTGCTTAGTTACACGACAATTCGAACGAAGCGAGTTGCTACAGTATCCCAAATGAATGCCTTTCCATGGCTCATGCATGATTTGTGATTCTAAAACGCTAGGATCATCATTGTATGTTGTGATCGGATTGAGCCTGGCCATTTTGTCTCTGAACACAACATCCAGATTCACATGGGGCAAAGCGTGTGGAATTACTCCGGCTTCGTGTGAAGGATCTAGCAACTCAACCGAAACTATAGTGTCACCACCAGCGCAACGAGTCAAATCTGAGATAGCTTTACAAATGACGTTATGCTTGGCTGACTCATAATCATGACCCATCTTAGCTAAGTTGAAACTGTTCCAATACAACTTCATTGATTTTGATTCAATGATATTTGGAGTGGATGAAGGGTATGAGATAACAGCGATGAAGTTGACTGGGAAGCCATTGTCAAGTAGAGTTGACACCTCAAAGCCATGCCAAACATCCACACCAAACGTTTTCTCAGCATTGTAGTTCATCGTCTCACGATTTTCTGAGCGAGGAACACCTACGAGAAAATCTGGACGCACTTCCTTAATGCCTTGGTATGCAGAGTAGTCACCTTGCTTTGACCCAAGGTGAGTAGCTGCTAATTGTTCTGTTTTAGTTTCCACTGTGACCTTTCATGGTATGCAGGATTTGATAGAATTCATTTTTGAGTCCTATATCGGTTTCAAAAAGACCTTGCATAATAGCAGTGGTCATGTCTGAGTCATGCTCTTTGACACCACGCTGAGACATGCAGTGATGCTCGGCCTTAACGACAACAGCAATATTGCTGGTCTTGCAATGCTCTTTAAGTGCCTTTGCAATCTGGGTGGTCATTTCTTCTTGAATCTGAGGACGCTCACAGATGTGATGAACGATGCGATTAAATTTAGACAATCCAATCACTTCCTCATCAGGTACAATACCTATCCAACACTTACCCACAATATTTTGAAAATGGTGCGCGCAGGTTGAACGAATGCTAATCGGCCCTGTGGTGTAAAGGCTCTTATAGCCGGTGTTCGGAAACGCAGTGACCTTAGGAACCGGCTTGAATCGACCAGAAAAGATTTCTTGTACATACATCTTTGCTACGCGGCGTGCTGTGTCTCGAGTGTTATGGTCATGTTCCGTATCAATAACCAAAGAGTTCAAAACTTCTTGAAATGCCATCTCAGCTTCGGCTTGCAAGTCTTCTAATTCAGTGGCTAGGATAAATTCTGAGATGTTGTCATTTGCATGAAAAGGTTTGTTGGCTTTTTGTAGACGAATTCTGATTCTATCAGAGGTTTTCAAGTTTTAAACTCCTTTATATGTGACTGAGTTGCCTTCGTGTTCAGCAACTGTAATTGATTTTAATGTTGCTCGGCCTTCTGAGAATGTTTCAATATACACTGCCCAGTTATCATAAATGTACTTTGCTAAGGCCTCACAACCAACCTTCTCGAGTGTGATAACTTTACAAGCACCAACAGACTCTAGGGCACGAAATACATCTAATGCTGGGTCGTCAGTAGCTACTAGTGTGGTATGGTCGAAGTTTTGGTCTAGCCATGTTTTGATGATTTTAAATTCACCAAAGCTGAACAACCAATTGCGGTGGTCTAACTCGTCACCTTCAAGCTCGAACGTAAATGCTAACGGATAACCATGCAAGAGCTTACAATGTGTATCGACTGCTTTCCACTGTCGAAACGCTACACTGTATCCACGGTCGTGTCCATACTTCTTTGTAACGATATATTTACTCACAACTAAATCTCTTTAAGGTAATGAAGCGTAGAGGTGAATCTGTAAGTTGAGCGTGCAACCATTCACCATACAATACTCTGCGGCATATTCGTGATTCTTTTGGTTTGCTGACATATCGAGCAGGCCTTCTTCCCAAAAACTAATGACTTCCTTAATATCTGAGCGTTCTTTAATTGATGTCTCGGTTTTTAACCCGCCTAGCTCGAGTGCTTTCTTTGGTTCACGGCGATAAACATTCATAGGCGAAACAAAGATCTAACGACCGGTTGCTTCACGCCACTCAAATG